TCACGCCTGACAAAGGCTTTAACGACACTATTGCAGGATTTTTCCCAGAGGGAAAGATTAAGGAGGGAGAGATTAATGAATATCGCTATGTTAGCATGGTATCTCTGGATCAAGCCCCTCATATCGACCAAGAAGAAAGAGACCGAATCAAAAAATCCTTAGATCCTAATCTATTGGAGGCCAAATACTATGGTATTCCATATCTAGGATCAGGACGTATTTATAGGGTAGTAGAGGCGGATGTGGCTGTGGATCCCTTTCCTATTCCCTCTCATTGGCCCCGCGTATATGCCATTGACCCGGGGTGGACCAGAACTGCCGGAGTATGGGCGGCCATAGACCCTAATACCGAAACTGCATATATTTATGATGAATATGTAAGAAGTCAGGCAGAAACTTCAGTTCATGCGGCAGCAATTATAAATAAATCCAAGGGAACGTGGATGCCGGGAACTATTGATCCATTCTTCAGCAAGCAGACCCGAGTAAATGACGGCAAGAACTTGTTGTCACTTTTTAGGGATTTTGGGCTAGATCTAGTGCCAGCAGACGGAAGCATAGTAGAGTCGGGCATTCAACAGGTGTTTCAGCAACTTAGTTCTGGGAAACTTAAGATATTTAAAACATGCAGGGAATGGTTTCAAGAATTTCGCATATATAGAAGGGATGAAAAGGGTAAAATTGTAGAACAATTTGATGATTTAATGGATGCTACAAGGTACTTGGTTACTTGTGGCCTAAGGTTGGCAATAGTTCCTCCGGATTATGAAGAAGATAAGGACAAAATGAATACATTCTTCTCCTTCAGAGGTCGTAGCCGTGTAAGTGGGTATTAATATATTATGTCTAAAGAATTTTTATTAAAGATTTCCGAAGCCCAGAATATAACTGATATGCTGGACGATATCAAATTGGGACAAATAGGGTCCACAGTGGTAGAAGAATTTGATAGAGATGCCCGTAGTCGTATGAAATGGGATGATAAGACTAAGAGGGCGCTGAAGCTAGCAGGACTTGAGACTGAGTACAAGAACTTCCCATTTGAGGGGGCTGCTAACGTTAAATTACCCTATTTAACCCAGGCGGTTATCCAATTTGCTGCTAGAACTTACCCCCAATATATAAATAATGGAAGGGCGGTAGAATTTAAAATACAAGGGCCGGACCCGGATGGTTCCAAAACAGCACGGGCTAAAAGGCTATCCCTGTACCATTCGTGGCAATTATTATATAAAGATCCTACATGGGAAACAGAAACGGATAGATTATTTCAATTAGTTGCCTTATATGGCACTGTTTTCAGAAAAACTTATTATGATCCCTATAAGAGAATGCCAGTAAGTGAGTTATGCCTTCCTTCAGAGATTTATATTAATAATTGGGCCACTAGTATAGAAAATTCAAGACGCATTAATCATGTAATTAAAATGCATAAAAATCAAATAGTGTCTAATATACGGGCGGGATTATATAGAGAAGTAGATGTTACTTTATTTAATAATGATACTGAAGAGTTTGAGGAAAGAGATTTACATACAATTATAGAGCAACATAGGTATTTAGATTTAGATGATGATGGATACGAAGAGCCGTACATTGTAGTAGTGCACAAAGAAAGCAGACAAGTTCTTAGAATTGTTGCCCGATTTAATTTAGAAGATGCGGTATATAATTTTAAAGACGAAGTAGTTTCCATAGAGCCTATTCATTATTTTACAGACTATACCTGCATTCCCTCGTTAGATGGGTCTTTTTATGGCCTTGGATATGGCCATTTATTAGTAACTCTTAATGAAGTTATTAACTCTATAGCAAATATGGCCTTAGATGCTGGCACTTTGGCTAATACTCAGATTATTCTGGCGGGCAAGGATATTAGACTTCCCAGTGGCCAGTTACGGTTAAACCCAGGAGAAATCATCAAGTTAGACTCGGTAATGGGGACAGAATTAGGCAAAGCGCTATTTCCATTAGAATTTAAAGAGCCTTCTCAAGGATTATTGGCTTTATTGTCGATAATAATAGAGACTACTAAAGACTTATCCAGTGCTACCGATGTTTTGTTGGGTAAACAGCCGGCCCAGAATGTGCCGGCTACAACTGCACTCACATTGGAAAAGCAGAGTTTACAAGTCTATACTGCTATACAAAAAAGATTATACAGATCCTTCAAGAAAGAGTTCAAAAAATTATTTGAACTTAATCAGATTTATATAGATTGGGATGAATATCTAAGAGTAGTGGATGTAGACCCGTTAGAAATGATGTCGGTCCAATCTGATTTTGATGAGAAAGGATTGGATGTTTTACCGATAGCAGATCCAAATTTGTCTTCGGAAACTCAAAAATTAAACAGAATTCAGGGTTTATTGCCTTTAGCGCAGGATCCTCACATCAATGCCGCAGAGGTTTATAAACGGTATTTAGAAGTTCTGGAAGTTGAAAAGCCCGAGACCATAATCAATAATAATCCTCCGCCAGATCCACAAATGATCGATATTCTGGGTAAATCGGAAGAGCGTAAGGCTAAGGCAGAAAAAATTAAACAAGATATGTTAGAGCAGAAGATAGATAATTTAATTAAAGCCTTTAAGACTCCGGCCGAAATTGAGCAAATTAGAGCTGAATCTGCCAAGCATTTTGCGGAAGCCGCCGCCAAGACTGTTGATGCAGGTAGTACTAGGATGGATGCAGAAACTAATAGAATGGACCACCATGCGTCCCAAAGGGAAGTAGACATTAAACAATTTGATGCCGAGACCAAGCGTCACGGATTATCTCAGAAACAGTATGATTCAGAGACTAAGAGACAAGATTCTCATACTAGGCAATTTGGGGCACAAACCCAGGCACAAACAGCACAGGCGCAAGCTCAAACAAATCAAATGGACGCGGAAGCAAGGCAGTATGATGCGGGATCTAAGAGGATAGCCGCAGAGACTAATCAAACCCAGGCTAATGATGTTTTAGTTCAAAATATTATAGCCCTTATTCAAGAGGCAAAGGCACAAGATGATGCTCAGCAAGCTCAAAATCAAGGAGTGGGACCAGGAGGAGGCAACCCAACTCCTAAAGGACCAACTCCGCCAAAACCGAGTGGACCTATTGGAGGACCTAGTTCACAATCCCCATAGTTTGGAGGAAATTAGGGAAATAACAGGGATGATAAAAATGATGGATTTAATTTTAAATAATCACCTATTACTTAGTGGAGAACTAAAAGATGATTGAACCAGCAGGGTTTAGAGTGCTGCTAGAGTTGCAGCTCGAAGAAACTTCTACAAAAAGCAATGTGATAGCTTTGCCCGAGGCCATAACTAAACGAGAAACGTTAGGAACGGAGAAAGGAAAAGTTATTTCAATGGGAGACTTAGCTTTTAAAGCATGGGGCGATGGAGCACCATGGGTTAATGTAGGGGATTTAGTATATTTTGTTAGGTATTCTGGCAAAGAGATTCGCCGAGATGACAAGATATTTAGAGTAGTTAATGACGAAGATATATATGCTAGAGAGGTAGACAATGAGCAATGAAACTACAGAGCTACAACAGGTAGCCGATAAATATGATTTGGATGTATCAACTATATCAATTCCAGAATTACAGGCACAAGATTCTGAACAGAGTGATGTAGAAAAAGAGGCTGTTTCTATGGGATGGGACCCTAATAAAAGTGATGGGGTCGATGCCAAAGAATATATCCGAGTTGGTAAAATTATTTCTAAGGAAAGATCAAAAGCTGAAAAGGAAATAGCTGAATTGAAACAAACTGTTTCAGCTATGAGCGATCATTTGAAAAAAACTGAACAGGCGGCCTATACCAAGGCTTTGCAGGAAGTTCAGGATCAAATGAGGGTGGCAGAAGAAAATTATGACTTTGAGTCATTTAAACAATTAAATGCTGATTATGCAACTATTCAGCAGGAAATACAAAAACAAGTTGCTCCCGAGCAAAAAGAAACTAAAGGAATTACTCCCCAATTACAAAAGGCTGTGTCCGATTTTCATGAAAGAAATAAAGATTGGTATAATGTAAATACCAAGGAGAATTCGGCTATGTTTGCATTTGCGGTAGCAGCATCTGCGGAAATACATAAAAATAACCCAGCAATCTCTCCCGAGGATGAGCTAAAGGAAGTAGAAAAGCAGGTTAGAAATCATTTCCCAGACAGATTTAAAACGAAGAAAGACGAACCTCGTAGAGTAGAATCCAGAGGTTATGATAAATATGAAGATGTAAGTAGCGACGAAGTTGCATCCTTAACTCCTCAACAAAAATATATTTGGAAGTTAATGCAGGGGAAGGCGGACATTTCTTTAAAGGATTATTTACGGCAAGTCAAACTACAAAATGAGGTAAAGTAAGATGTCAACAAAAGCACCGTCAGTTAGAGTTAAAAGAAGATCCTTAAATAGACAAGGCCCTTTAGCCATAAACCAAAGTGAATTACCAGAAGGGTATCATTATCATTGGGTTAAGGGCGACGCAGGCCGGATAAAAGAATGTAAAGATTATGGGTATGAATTTGTTACTGAAACCGGAGAAGGTTCCGCAACAGCAGATAAAGGAGACCTAGGATCAGTGGTTTCAAAAACCCGCCATGGGGAAACCATGTATTTAATGAGGCTCCCAAATGAACTTTGGGAAGAGGCCCAGGAAGAGTACAAAGCTCGAATAAAAGAAATAGAAGCTCAATTAGGGCAGAAAGCTCCTGGACTAAATATGTTAGATAAAACTACATATAAGAAACAATTAGTAAAATAATTTAAATGAATGAGGTAATTTAATATGGCTAATCCTAACGCCCCTCATGGGGCACGCCCACTAAGCCACTTAGATGGTTCTTCGTGGAATGGAAAAACCCGTAAATATTATATACCTAGTGGAGACAGTACCGCAGTTTATGTCTATGACTTTGTAAAATTAGTTGCAGATACACATACTGATGGTACTCCTATTTGTGCACAAGCCGGCGTAGGTGACACTCTTCTTGGAGTTGTGACATCTATAGTCCCACAGGCTACTCGCCCAAATGATACATATAGACCCGCTAGCACGGGATACTATGTAAATGTTTGTGACGCTCCTGATGTTGTGTATGAAATGCAGGAAGATTCCGCAGGAAATAATATTGGGGATTCTGGTAATTTATGCGGCGGTAACGCCGATCTTGTAGTCGGAACTGGCTCTTCTGTGACCGGCCTGTCTGGAATGTTAATTGATTCCAGCGGTTTGGATGCGGATACTGCCCAACTTCGGGTACTTAGGTTACATCAAAAACCAGGAAATGATATAGGTCAATATGCGGTATGGGAAGTTGTTATTAACGAACATATCTTCAAGACAACTACCGGCGTGGAATAATAGTTTAGAGGTATAATAATATGGCAGTTTCTACAGGCTCTTTTGTAAAAGACCTCATGCCATTCATAGGAAAATGGTTTGGAGACGAATACAAGGACTACGATCAAGAATACTCACAAGTATTTAAAGTCGAAAAGGCAACTAGTAAATTCGTTGAAGATCCACTAATGAGTGGGCTAGATGTTGCACGAGTAAAAGCAGAAGGCGATAATATCACATATGATGATATGGGCCAACGCTGGGTTGCTCGTTACGAAATGGTAACGTATGGCACAGGCATACAAGTCACTCGAGAAATGGTTGAAGATGCACAATCTTTAAGTATGATCGAGAAAGGTACACGACAGATTAAACGCGCCCTTGTTCATGCAATTGAACGAGAAGCGTCTCTTGTCTTGGATCGTTGTACTACTTCCGGGTATACCGGAGGTGACGGTGTGGTTTTGGCATCGGCATCACATCCGACATCAGCAGGTAATAAAAGCAACACACAATCGGCAGATTTATCGGAATCATCTCTTGAACAAGCAATTATTGATATTGCTGACTATAGAGATGATCGAGGTTTATTAATCGATTGCCGCGCATCTAAATTGGTAATTCCTACGGCATTACAATTTGATGCAGCGAGAATTTTAAAAAGTGATTTACGAGTTTCCACAGCAGATAATGATGCTAATGCATTAAAAACTCTGGATATTTTACAATCCAAACCAGTAGTTATGCATCGGTTAACCGATACAGATACTTGGTTTATTGTAACGGATGTTCCAGATGGTTTGAAATGCTATATGCGTCGTGAACCTGATATTGGACAAGATAATGAATTTGACACGGAAAATGCCCGTATCAAAGGAACTTGTCGGTTCAAATTAGGTTGGACTGATTGGAGAGGAGTTTATTGCTCTATCGGTGTGTAATAATAGAGTCGACAAACCCGACTCTTTCTTCAGTGCCCAAGGGATTGGGTACTTTTTCTTAACTGACACAAATTGACGGGCAAGGATTGCCAGACAGTTTAAGAGGAATTTTAAAATGGGTAATACAACTTTTAGTGGTCCAGTCACATCAACCAATGGTTTTGTGGGACCAATTACAGGAGCAATAACGGCTACTAATGTTACTGCATCTGGAACTTTGTCGGTAACAAGCACATCTACCTTAACTGGGGCGGTTACAGCCTCTTCTACCGTAGCTGTAACAGGAGCTTTAACTAGTGCTACTGCCAAGACAGATTATCAAAAATTCTTAGGGCTGCAAGATGTTCTTACATTTGGTACCGGTACGTGGACTACCACGAGAGGAGCGCAGTCGGATTATTATAGCAGGCACACAGCAGGAGACGAAACTTCTATCATAGCCCTAGATATCACGGAAACAATTAGAACTACCGCGAGCAAAGGCTTTGAATTAGTAAGTTTTGACGTAATCTATGGTATAGGAACCCTAGCCATGGATGCTCATACGGTAACTTTGGATAAAGTTAATTATGCAAATAATACCGCAAATACGGTTACTTCAGTAGCAATTACTGGCACTTTGGCCACAGCTACACAAGCTAATCCCTATGTTACAAATGTCACTGTGGATACTGCGGCCTTTGATAATACCGCGGATTCTAAATATGTTCTTGAGATTACGGCAAATAATGCAGCAACTACTGTTTATGACTTCTATGGAGTAGTTCTCAAATTCTCCAGAAATGATCTTTAATAGGGGAATACTATGGCAGATACAGTAACAAATAGTGTTGTATTTAACGGGCGACGTAAATTAGTTACAAGACATTTAAGTCGTTCTGACGGTACAGGCGAAACTGGGGTCGTTAAAGTAGATAAATCTGCTTACACTGGATTAAATGGAAAGGAGCCAGATTCTTTAGTTATAGAAAAAATTGTGTATGATGTCTCTGGAATGGAGGTACTTATCTCAGTGGACCATACTACTGACATTAATGTAGCTAGATTACAGGGATGGGGTAAAATTGATTTCCGATCTGCTGGCGGCTTTCAAACAGCCGGTGCAGGAGATACTGGAGATATTTTATTTAGCACAAACGGACATACCGCAGCAGATACTTACGATATAACTTTATATTTTAGGAAAAAAGACTAATGGGCGCATTAACAGGTACTACAGTAGGACAGACCTATTTAACTCTTCTTAAATTAGATGGGCAAATGTCTACTACAGCTACTGTTGAGGATGGAGGGGGACACCAGTCCCCCCTCAAACTTTCAACGGATAAGGTAATCGCCACTACCGGTTTAACTGTGGCAGAAATGTCAGCTCCGGCCACTCCAGCTAGTGGCTATGGAGCTATTTACGAAAAAACAGATAACAGACTTTATTTTAAAAATGATGCTGGAACAGAATTTGAATTAACAGGAGGAAGTTCTTGGGATCCGGGAAGTGACGGAATTATCGTTAGAACAACCCCCAACAATCTTGCGCGGTCTATTGCAGGAACTTCTAATAGAATATCCGTTTCTAATGGGGATGGTGTTGCGGGAAATCCTACCATAGATATTGACTCTTCTTATGCAGGCCAAGCAACAATTACTACTTTAGGAACAATTGCCACCGGTACTTGGAGTGCGTCCACTATAGCGGTAAACAAAGGTGGGACCGGCCAAAGCAGTTATACCGACGGGCAACTTTTAATAGGAAATTCTACTGGAAATACTTTAGCAAAGGCAACGCTTACTCAGCCCGCTGCTGGATTGACAATTACGAATGGATCTGGTAGTATAACATTTGCCCTAGCCGACGATTTAGCTGCTCTTGAAGCTCTTTCTAGTACTGGATTATTGGCCCGAACAGCTTCTAATACTTACGCCCAAAGAACTATTACCGGCACTAGCAACGAAGTTTCTGTTACTAATGGGGATGGTGTTGCTGGAAATCCTACATTATCGTTACCGGCAACTATAGACTTATCCGGCAAAACATCGCTTAAAATTCCTACAGGAGCAACCCCCACAGTAGATGCGTCTGGAAAAGTAGCTATAGATACTAATACCGATAATAGTAATATTACGCACGGTAGTATAGTCTTTCATGATGGTGTAAGTGCTAGATATAATATATCCATCGCTACCTTGCCCTCTACTGACGGGCATGTTCTTACCTATGATGGGG